ACAAATGCTTGGGCTACTAGCGATCCACCAATTTGCTGATCGGTTAGCATATCATCAATTACGCTATCAAACTCCATACTTGCTTCTTCACGGTCATCATAGGCAAACATTAGAAGTCACCTCTTGGCACTACAAATGATGGTACGTTGGTGGGTAACTCCAACACTTGGTAGATACGCTCACCTTTTGGGCTTGAATCAATGATAAACATGCCAGAACCTGTTTTGTGTATTTGTACTGCATGGGTGTCTTTGGTGTAAGTTGCGCCAATAAATCCACCTAATGTAAAAGCAGATAAAATTAATACTGCTACTTGTTTATTGTTCATGGTTTTTACCTTTTATAGTTATAGTTGATGCCACATCCTTGTGGCGGTGGTTGGTTATAGTGTTGAATAATGAACTGGTCTTTCATATCTACCATTATTGTTTCTAAAAACTGAAATCAATCTGCCACAATCCGTTAATATTCTTACGTTTTCATCATAAGATACATTTAATCCCATAGTCCATAAATCTTCTAAGCCTTCAGATTGTAACGCTTCTCTTAATGTGTCAAACCATGTTTCTTTATTCATCTTATTCCCCCTTTGTATTTCTTGTTAAGTTGGGTAAATAATAATATTTATTTTACAACATGTAAAGATTTTTTATCATTCCACAAATTAAATGCCGTGTATGCTCCAACATAACCAAGAGCAACACAGACGAAAGCTCCCTGTTTTTGGGCTTCCAAGAGGTATTCTTGTTGTCCATCCTGCCATTTTGACTTGGTGTGGTCTTGCCGTTTTAATTCACAGACGAACGCAGGGCTTGCTGGAATAATAATATCTGGCGCACCTTTTGTCATTCCCTCGCTTTTCTGTTTAGTTGCCTGATAGAATGTTCTTAACCCTTCATTCCTAATGTGCGTAGCAATCAAACCATAGGTTGCAGGGTGTTCCCTGCGTAGTTTTGCAAAAAAGGTTACTGCTTCAGCAGACTCGGAAGGACATTCTCCCCTAAAATCTGTATTGCCAAACACCTGTATGTCATTGTGGAACTTCATCGGCTACCCTGTTGTAATCAAATATTCTAAAAAAATCACCAACTTTTCTATAAGTAATAGTGCTTGGTTCTTTTTGTCCATGTATTGTTGCACGCAAAAAATTAGCATAAAAAGTTGGTTTTTTATCTGTAAACCATACAGGAAACGATCTATACTCTGTTACAAAATCAACTCGTAAACATTCATTTCCTGCCTTGCTTAGTGTTGGCGTAGACCTCATGCTAATAACTTTATCAGTTTGAATCTGCGTAGGGTCTTTTTTCTTCATTTGGAAGTCAGAAACTAACTTGCTGTTGGGGTCTATCAACTCCCCTTTGCACTCGCAACAATACCTTGCTGCAATATCGTTTTCAGCTTCACAATGTACACACGGTTTAAACGTCCATCTATAATTGCATCTAACCAGTTTCTTTATAGTTTTGTTAAATACTTCCCCGTAACATCTTCTGCCATGATGCGCTGACATTTCACCAAACTCTGTTTCTAATCTTATCCCCTCCAGGTCGATAAAATATCCATTAACATCAATATTATTATTTGCTTCATTGATTACTGGTGCAAATTCATTATGTGCTTTGCACTCTGGACATTGTGCTTTTATAGCTTCACCAGCAACATAATCTATTGATGCTTCTATCTCTGGATTAAAAATATCCCCATCAGGACAATGGCGATCTATGTTTTCTGCGTAGTCAAGAATCAAACAATCATCTTTATTGTCGTCAATCCGCAAGCCTCTGCCTATTATTTGTTGTAGCAAGCTAACGGACTCTGTAGCTCTTAAAATAGCTATTAAATCAACGTGTGGTGCGTCAAAGCCAGTTGTAAGCACTGACACATTGACTAAATATTTTAATTGCCTAGCTTTAAATTTTTGCAGTATTTGCTCACGTTCTTTTTTTGGTGTTTTACCAGTAACTATACAAGATAATCCTGAAGGCAATGATTCTAAAACCTCGTGTGCATGTTGCACTGTAGCGGCAAAAATCATGATACCTTGACGATCTACTGCCTGTGACACAATATCGCCTACAATCGCACTGGTGAGCCTTCCTTGACCATGATAAGCCTTATCTACATCAGCCTTGGTAAACCTACCCATACTATTAAGTTGCATGTCCAGCGTGTCATAATGACCAGAATTAATTGCGCCAATGATCGGTTGGGTTAAATAACCTTGCTGGATTAGATCGCGAGCGTAAACAGTAAACACTCTGGCGTTAAAATAAGGTTTCTTAGCTCTTTCTTCCCCATGCGCATTACCATGCTCATCCATCCTATATATATAACCATCACCAAGCCTATATGGAGTAGCTGAAAGGCCTATTACACGCAGATTAGGATTGTGTTGTACTAAAGATTCAATGATACTTTTGACGGTTGGCGTGATACGATGTGCCTCATCCAGTACAACGGCACAAAATTTAGCTCCAAAACGATGAATTTTATTTTTAACGCTAACAGGTGTGCCGAACACTACTGGATGTTTTAAACACGTTTCACCAACACTGGCACTAAACAAACTGCATTGATTACCAGTATCTCTATATTTCTCTGCATTTTGTTCTAACAGCTCTTTTGATGGTACAAGGCATAATATATGTTTGCCACCACTAACCTTATGCAATGTATTTGCTATTGCTGCCACAATTAAAGACTTGCCACTCCCTGTTGGCAGTTCTAATACACATGGGCTGGTACATTTCTTAATCCAATCTATTGCAGCATCATGTGCTTGTTGTTGGTATGGGCGCAGTTTCATGTCAAACGCCAATAACTACTAGGAGGCGATTGGTATTTAGTAAGGTCAGCATCAGGCAATAACTCTTTTATTGCTTTAGCGTACGATATAGCTCCGTCACGGTGTACTTGTGTTAGCTTGTGTCCATTGATCTCACTATCTTTACCACCAGCAAGGGTAACTATTTCAGCAAGAATATCTTTGCGTGTTGCTTCCAGCTTTTTAATTTCTTCTGTAGCGGCAAGATACAATTCCAACATAGCTTCACATTGCAACTGTTGGCGTTTATCTTCTAGGTACTTTATACAAGCTGGTGCTTCACGCTCAACAAGATACTTATTATAAAAGGCTCTAAGTTCTGGTAAGTATTTATTAATAGCTAGTGGGTTAGCCCATACTGTTTCTAACATCTCTCCATGCGCTGACCATTGATAAAAATGACACCATTCACGACCAGTAACAAGCAACTGGATTTGTATCTGCATCCAATAATGCGTTTGGTAGTCTATAGATTTAAACTCTGGTGGGTTTTTATCACGTTGACCATACGGACATTTAACTTCCAATAACCCATCATTATTAATCAAGCCATCTGGTGATGCTCCAAGCCAATCTTCATAAGGATGAAAGCCTGTAGCAACAACATTATTATTGGTGCTTAGTTCATAATCCATTATTGCCAATGGCTCATTATATGTGCCATAGTCAGTAGCTACGTTGCCTTTAAACTCGCTAGGGTAGCCATGATATTGACGCACCATGTTACGCATAACATCTTCTGGCTTCATAAATGGCGACATACCTAGTATTGCACCAACACTTGAACCAGTCACACGGTTTTTCCTAGCAGTAAACCATTCTTCTGTTCTTTGTTGTTCCATTGTCATTACTCCTTATTTCTTATCAACAATAGACAGCAATCTTTCGTCATCTTTCCATTTGTCCATGCTAAGAAAAATACTTGCAATGTATTTAATATCGTCTTGCGTTGATGCAACATTTCTTTTAATTAATCTGCCAATTTGCAAGCCAGTTACTTCTTTGATGTGCTGAATATTTCCAATGGTTATTTCACAATCAAATATTTTATTCATTTCATTTGCTATAAATTTATAATCAGCATTTGTATATAATTCAATATTTGCTTCAATATGTTTTGCTATTTCCCAAATGTTTTTTTGAGTTAATCGGTTTACAGTTTTTGCAGTCATTTTTATTTACCTTATATTTATAGTTAAGTTATGCACATCCTTGTGCATGGGGTTATTTACCAGGGTACGTCAGCGTGTAGACCTTCATCAACTACAACTGGTTCTGGTGTAGGTGTTCCACCTTTTCTTGGAGCTACAGATGCAACCCAGTTACCTGTACGGTCATTTAATTCCCAAATCATTACTTTAATAAGCATTGGTTTATGCAGTAATGCTTTAGCCATTGCTGTATCGTTTGGAGATTCATCAGACTGTGCTAATTTACCCCCACAGTTTGCATCAATAGCCATCAACATTTTCTTGGCTTTGTCTGCTTTCTTTGTATCAACATCAAAAACCCTAACCTTTTGAAAAACTTTACGTCCTTTATAAATAGCAGGCTCTGCTATTACCCAACGTAGGCTGATGTATTCATCACCTTGATACTCAGCAAGGCCAGCTTCATCAATCATTGCTAGGCAAGTTGTGTTGTCAGGAATATTTTCAATAGTACCGCCACCAGAAGTAAATTCACCGGTTGTAGTAATTGCTGCGTTATCGCTTGTTGTCCAAAAATTTGCCATTGTTTATGCTCCGATTGAAGGGATTAAGTTTAAAAGTGGGTTTGTGCCGTTTACAACTAATAAGTCATCACTAATACCGTAGCGGTTCTTACTAACATTTGCAGCGGAGGCGTATGTTACCAGTATTCTAGTGCCATCGCTTATGGCTTTTTTACGATCCCCATCACCAAAGGTATGAGTTTCTAATTTTAAATAGCCAACCAGGTCAACATTATCTGTATAATGCGAAACACTCTTTTTCTGCATACGGATGTTGTAGCGTGTGTATGGGTCTTGGTCAGGCAGTTCAATGGTTTCTGTTTCGCTGTGCGCTATAAAAACAATGTTCATTCCTTTGGTTTCATTCAAGATACCAG